TTGGGCAGATTGAGCGTCTTGTCCTTGTTCAGAGACTTGTTGCGGATCTCGGCGAACCGCTCAGGCGGAATCGGGCGGATGTCGAAGGCGATGCCGGTGTCCGGATGAACGCAGGTCTTCGCGGCGGCGGCTGGGTTGAGCAATAATTTGACAGTCATTTCTTATCCTTCAGTTGATTGCTAATTCCTACTAATATCGAAACAAATTAGTAGCTCGCCACGTCGTTGCGCAGCACCACAGTCGGCAGCGTCGCGCCGGTGTGAGCCTTCCAGTTGAGTTCGACGAACAAGCCGGACATGCCTTCCTTCGGTACAGCCTTCTCCATCAGCTCGACGTATGGCATGTCCACTATCAAGTCGAAAGTGTCCGCACCGATGGTGGCCGCAGACACCATTTTTAGTCTGGTGCTGGTCGATGCGCGCGCCAGCGCATAGGCGCTCGCGCCGTCGAATACGGCCTTGATCTTGCCGTTGAACATCAGCTCGCCCAGGTTGAACAGCCCGTATCCGCCGCCGCCGTCCGCCAGCTCGGAGCCGGTCATGTTGTTGTTGATCTCGATGCTGCCGCCCACCACTTGGCCGAGCGTGCTGCCGGCGCCGTCGGAGATCACCCCTGCGCCAGAGCATGCGCGGAAGCTGGCAACGCTGGTCGGCGCTGCATCGTAGGCCGCCGTAGGCACCGGCTCGACTTCCAGCGCGGCGATGATGTCCGCCGCGATACTCTGGTCGAGGTTCACGATGTCCCAGGCGATCTTGGTCACCCGCGCGTCCAGCGTGCGGTAATACTTGCTGATGTCGCTGTGCCCCATCTCCAGCAGCGCATAAGGCCGGTCGGTCAGGTTGATCGGGTAGGTGTGCGTCTTGAGCGTGGTGCCGGTGGTGACAGGCTGGCCGAGCAGCAGCTTGAGCAGGTAGCCGACGGTGCGCAGGTCGAGGATGGACTTGAGCTGCCCCTGGACGATGGGGTTGCCTGGGCCGGACTTCGCGCCCAACGGTGATCCCTGGATGGTCGGATCGTTAGAGCGGCGCGGATCTCGCCCGACCGTGTAGCTTGTAAACGGCAGCACCTTGGCCGCCGGGGTGACCGGCGCGGTGCGCGCCGCCGTCTGGTATTGCATGATCAACTTCGAATTGCCGCCGCGTGCCTGTGCCATGGTTATTTCTCCTCAATAAAGTCGAATTCGTTGAAATCGGCGCGCGCCTGCATCGCCGCCCATTCTTCCGCCGCGACCGGCTGCGCCACGCCGCGCTGCCAGTGACGGCCGGCAAAGCCGATTTCGCCCGGACCGTCGTGATACGCCACGGAAAGTTGAATATTGCTTTTCTCGTTTGTCCCCTCGCCCGCTTGCGGGAGAGGGTTAGGGAGAGGGGTGGGGGCCTTCGCCATACATCCTCCTACTGTAAAAACTCAAGATCGATCGATACCCAGCCGTAAGGGGCATCGAGTTGCCGGCTCTGCCTGAATCCGGTCATGTACAACTGGATGATCTGCGCCGGCCGGGCGCGCAGAAAAGTCTTGATCTCGTCCACCATATCGAGCTCGGCGTCCTCGATGACGGATCCCAGTGTTTCTTCCGGCTTGACGAACTGGCCGACGAGCATGATGGGCTGCACGCCGTCCATGCCTTCGCGGCCGCTGTAGTTCTTGTAGCCGCGTTCCCCGCTGCTCACCAGCGTCCAGATGCCTTTCTCGAGGTCGGTATGTTCGCGCTGGCTGAAATCCAGCAGGTCGCGCGTCACCACTCTCAGCGGAAAGGCCGCCGCGAGCGTGGTCTGGATCAGCTCCATCCGGTCGGAGAGCTCACTCATCCGAACACCTCCTTCAGCCCTTCATCCGCGCCCTGCTGCACCAGATCGAACAGGCGGCTCTGGCTGGCCTCGGCGGCGGGCTGCATGTAGGGCTGCGCCCTGGTGCCGCGGCGGCTGATGGCGCGGGCGATCATCCAGGCCTTGTCGTCCGCCTCCTTGCCGCGCGCGCCGAGCACGCGCTCCACCCAGGGGCGCAGCGCATCCGGGTTCGGGAAGTGCGGCCGCGTTCCCTCCTCTACCGCGCGGCCGTAATTCATGCCTTCCGCCACCTGGTAATGCAGCGCGCCAACACGCTCGGCGCGGATCGAGTTGACCAGGTTGCTGAACGCCTTGGGCGCGTTGCCCTTGCCCGCCCTCGCCACCTCTTCAGCCCCGCGCGCCAGCTTCACGTCGACGTGGCGCTCCATCACCTGCGGTGCACGGGCGAAGGCCGCCTGCGTACGGCTGATATCTACGCGCATGGAGATGGCGTTGGTCACTTTTCACCCGGCTCGATGCGAATCACGATGCCCATGCGCTTCTTGAACGCCGTCAGGATGAAGTCCAGCATGGTCGCACCGCCGATCCCGGCCAGCAGCGACAGCCCGATCAGGTACGGCAGGTTGTCGGTGAACATCTGGTAGCCCATCAGCGCGATGATGGCGCCGATGAACCCGCTGTTGAGCATGGCTGCGGACACCGCACGAGGGGTGAGCGCCTTGCCGGCGCGCAGTTGCGTCGCCAGCCCGGCGAAGGATGCCCCGAAGAAGGCCAGCAGACCGATCACCCATGGATTGTCCCCGGCTTCTCTGAAGGCTTCGAGCAATCGTTCCGGCATATTCACTCCGTCTCCGTCAGGTGGGCGATCAGTTCGTCGAGCCGCTTGCGGTCTTCTCCGCAGAGCTCGGCGTTGATGCGGGTGTTGTCGAGGACTTCGCGTGGCGTAGCGCCACCGGTTTCGACGAGCGAATAAGAAGTTCCGCCGGAATCGCCTTGCTGGTCGAGCTCTGGCATCCAGGCGGCGTTGTACATGCCGACCCAAGTGCCGCTAAGCAGCACAGCGCCGCCAGCCTTGCTGCCGTTCTGGTGACATTCTGCGAGTTGATTGTCCGGTACATTTTTCAAGCCCTCCTGCCAGTTGCGGTAATAGGTGCGCGCCTTGTTGCGCCACTCGGCTACGTTGGCGGCGTGTCTCTTGCCGTTGGCCAGCGCCCGCTGGAATGCCTTGCCGTCCTCGCGCTCTTCAACCAGTTCCTGAGCGTCGCGCCGGTCTGACTCGCGAGAAATGCCCTGCACGTAGCCGAAAGCGACTCCGGCCAGCAGCAGCAATACCCAAGCTAGAATCCTGTACGGTGTTGGGATCAGTTTCATTTCTCGCCCAGGCTGCCGGTTGTCATGGCGCGCAGCACCTTCATCACGATCCCGATGCCCAGCAGCATCCAGCCGAATTGTGCTGGGGACATGACGGTCGATAGAAAATCGGCGTTGAGCTGGATCACCCCCAGTATTTCGATGGCAAGCGCGACCAGAATGGTTTTTGATTTCAGAAACCGCTTAATCATGCCGTTCCCCTTTGTTCTGGCAGTGATGGAGCAAGCGGTGGCTTGCTGGACGGAATGAACACGCGCTTGCCGGATGCCGGCGGACGCGTCTGTAGATGCACCCAGGTCGGCGTCCAGCGCGGGTCTTCCATCCACAAGCCGAGCCGCTCGAGTTCGTGAAGGTTGCGCAGGCACCAGCGCGCGAACTTGCGCTCCGGGTCGCGCGTATCCAGCCCCTCCCCGGACAGGTGTGTACTGCTTTTGGCCGCGTTGCAGGTCGCGTCGTTTACTGCAGCAGGGCGCCAGCCTGACGCCACTTCGTCAGACGGGAAAACAAACCCCTCGGTGGCTGCCGCGATCTGTTTGAGCTGGTTGGTGCGCAGCACCGTCTCTTCCGCATTGCGGACGATTTCTGTGTTGCACTCACCGGCAAACTGCTTATCCCGCCCCATAAAGTATTGTTCGACGGTGATCACGCGGCCCCCTCGAACAGTTTCATCAGCACCTCGAACAGGTGCTGCGGCGTGCCGTTGCGCGGGCCTTGCGATATGCCGTCCCGCAACGACACCGGCTTGCCGATGTTGCGCATCGCCATTTCCTTCATCGCCTCGGCCTGCGCGCGCGCCAGCAGCAGCGCGCGGTCGCCGGGCAGGATGGTTGTATCGGCGGCATTCGCGCCGATGCTGTGCGCGGCGAAGTAGTAGAACTTGAAGCTGGAACCGAGCGTGCTGATCTGCGCCGCCGTCGGCGCGGGCAGAAAGTGCAGCTCGCGCGTCGTGCCGCTCACCGCCGCGAACACGTCCGGCAACCTGCCGGGGTAGCTCTTCTCCCACGGGTTGATGCGCCGGGCAGGAACGCTCCACAGGTCGGACTTGTACGTCAGGAAGTCGGCCGGCGCGGCATAGTTGTACTGCTCCGCCACCAGCGTGAGAGTGCCGAGCAGCGTGCGCGGGCGCACGCGCACCATGTCCAGCGCGGCCGCATCCAGGTGCCGCGAAAAATCGGCGTCGTTTGCCGCCGTGAAGACCTTCGATGCGTCCTGCAGCGAGGCCTTGTGGTCGGCGAGCAGGTCCGCCCTGGACATGGTTCCGGCCATTTACTCGGTGGCTCCCGGGTTGCGCTTCGCCGCCTCGGCTTCCAGCGCGGCGAGGTAGATAGGATCGACGTTGATGTCGGTCGCGGCAGCCTCCAGCGCTGCAGCCAGCTCTTCATCGCCAAACGCGGCCACCCTGGCCATCATCTCGGCCTGCGCGGCATGGGTCAACTGGATGTCGGCGATGGCGCTCAGCACGCCCTTGCGCGCCTGCCCCGCCTGCTCCAGCTCGCCCAGCTTCTCGATGTCGGCCAGCGGCATGCCTTTCAGCACGGCGACCACTTCTTTTACGGTGCCCTTCAGCAGCTCGGCCAGCGGGTCAGCGGGTGCGGCCGGTTCCTTGGCAGGCGATTCTTCCTGAGGGCGCAGGTGATGCGGCACCTGGCTTTCCGGGAAGTCGCGGGTTTCGCCGGGCGGCACGATGTTGCTGCCGACGTACAGGTTCATCTTGGTGTTGTTCGATACGGAAATTCGCTTTTCCATCTTATTCTCCTGTTCAACTCCACTATCCCCTCGCCCCGCAATCGGGGAGAGGGTTAGGGAGAGGGGTTTTGGTCAGATTAGCGATCGACGCGCCCGGTGGCGGAATACACCACGATGGAGGTCAGCGCGCCCTTCAGCTGGCTCGGGGTGTGCACCACCACGAACTGGTCGCCGTAGGCTTCCTTCTTGCCGGTGAAGCGGCCGTTGGAGTCGCGCTGGTCTTGCAGCTGGCCCATCTGCCATGCCTTCATCAGGCGATAGCGCACGGTGCCGCGCTCACCGATCACGGTGCGCACGTCGCCCATGTTCAGGCCGGGGGCGTAGCTGCGGAAGCAGGCCACATCCTTGATGCTGCCGAGGTTGCCGTCGGCCATCAGGTCGGTGCCGGGACGCTTGAAGTTCGCGCCGAACTGCTTGGCCTGCTCCACCTGGGTGCGCATCGTGCCGCTCATCAGGCCCATGTTCGCCATGTACGCACGGTCCTCGATCGCGGCCTTGCGCAAGCCGAAGCGATACAGGAAGTCGTTGTACTTGTCGTCCACGGCCAGCGAGCCGAGGTCGCTGTCCCACTTGTACGCGTTGTTGGTGTAGGTGTAGGAAACGACGATAGCGTGCGTGTTGGTCGGTGCGCTCGGTGCGCCGGACTCGTCCACGAAGCTGACCTCGCCCAGGTTGTAGTCGATGGAGTAGTACAGGCCGGCGGTCTGCGTGCCGGTGCCGTCGTACTCGGTGATGGCGACGTTGTTGCTCTTCACCACGACCGGATACAGCGTGCTGCCGACTTGCGATCCTTGCAGGTCATAAATCTTCTTCGGACGCACCACCGGGAAGTTGGTGGTGCAGAAGATGGTCTTCGTGCCGTCGGCTGTCGCGGTCGCTTCGTTGGTCACCGCCACGGCGCCGTACTGGTCGGCAGCGTTCAGGTGCTCGTTGAAGATCAGGCTCTCGGAGTCCTCGCCGATGATGCGCACCGCATTGCGGGCGTTCTCGGCCACCACGTCCCAGTTGATCTGACCGTTGCCGACCAGGTAACGCAGTTCGTCAGACACTTCGAACGCCAGCTTCTGCGGGATGGGGCGGGCTTCGTCCAGCGCCTGCTTCACAGCAGCGCGGGCGATGGCTTGGCCTTCGTACTTGCGCACGCCAGCAACGCCAGCGCCGCCGGTGTCGCGGTAGCTGTAGGGCAGCTGCAGCACGGCGCTGTAAGCGGCAGTTCCGACATCGCAGACGCCGAGGCCGACCAGCTGGAACAGCGATTCGCGCAGCACGGTGCGCTCGTAGATCGACGGCACAGCCACATCTGAGACCAGCGAGTCGCCGGAAGCCAGCTGCTTGTGCGCCTTGTACTCTGCATGTAGGCGGTGGCCGTTCTGCGCGTCATAGATCGCCAGTGCGGATTCGACCAGCGCCGCGTTGGCCGAGATCGGCGCGCCGTTGGACAGCGCATAGCGCTTGTGCGCCGGCATGTTGGCATAGAGGCGCTTGTCGATCTCTTCCTGCAGCGACTTCACCTCGTTGGACGAATCCACCGAGATATGCACGCTTCCAGCCGGGCGGCTGAACCCCAGCGCGGAAAGCTGCTTCGCGCAGGCCAGATCGTTGCCGTGCTTGATCTGGTTCTCCGCCAGCCGCTTCACCTGGTCGGCGCTCATTTCCGGCGTGATCAGGTCTACCACGGATTCCGCCAGTTCCTTCTTCACTGCATCGTCCAGACCGGACGCTGCGTTGATGGTGTCGGAAAGCAGCTTCACATTCGCCGCCTTGCCTTCGGCCAGCTTCTTCGCGGCGGCATCCTTTGCGGCCGCATCTTCGGCCAGCAGCTTCCTCACGTCCTCGGCGGAAAGCCCGGTCGGCCCGGCGATGGACAGCTTGATGTCCTTGTTGCCGGCGGTAATCTCTTCGCCGAGCTTCTTGCCGGCGGCGGCAAAGGATTCCATCAGCTCCTTGGCCTTGATCTCGTCGGTGACGGGTTGAACCGCCGTCTCGAATGCGGACAGCAGTTGGGCGCGCACCGGCTCGGAAAGCGTGATGATGGCGGCGAGGATGAGGTTCAGTTTTTCTGCGAGCAGCTTATGCATGGCTTCAATCTCCTGTAATAGGTTGGTTTGCAAATCGGGATGTAAAAAGGTGGGCGGCGTATCATCCGGCTCGGAGAGCTGGACCGGATCCAGCCCCTTTATCACCGGGCGTATCGTCAGCCCTGCGCCAAACAGCAATGGGCCATGCTGGGCGCGTTGTTCGTTGTCCTGGTAGTTCTCGGTGTAATCGGCGGACAGGTACTTGAATCCGCGCTCCTTGACGGCCTCGATGCCGAACGGCGTCCACTCCAGGAGCGCGCGCAGCTTGTTGCCTTCAAGGGACAGTTTCAGGAACTTCGCGGCGGCGCCATGCGAGGGCGCATGGGCGACGTCGAGGAAGATGTCCTGACCGTAGGTGCGCTTGTTGAAGTTGTCGATCATCGCCAGCAGCATTTCGCGGGTGATGTAGAACTCCCCATAGCGCGGATCGTAGAAGTGGCCGATCTTGGTGACCGTCACCCAGGTCTGAGGAGCCGCGCCATCCAGCGACAGGTTCTTCGGCAACTCGGCGACGAAGCGGCGCAACCCATCCGGGCCGGGCGCTTCAAGCATGATTCTGCGTGGTCTCGACATATTCCCCTCTCGATCAAAAAGCCTTCCGCAGCGGGGTTGGAGCGAGCGAGCTATGACCCGCTGCATCGGGCTGGCCTTTTCAGGTTGGGAGAGAGTTTCCCGGATAGGTCAAGACGAAAACAGGCTGGAAGATGGCACGATGCTGAAAATTTAACCGCGCCGGAGTGAACGCTCTACAGGATTGGCGGGAGGGGATTTTTCTGACAGGGTTATCCACAGTTTCTGTGTTTTGGGCAGCGGTTTCGGTTCCGGCTTGTTCGCGCCGATCCTCTTCTGCACCTCGCGCCACGGCGCCTTGATCATCCCCTGCGTCAGCTTCCCATCCTTGAACGCCTCTGCCTTGCTCTTGCCCAGCACGCCGATGCGCTGCGCCGGGGTGAGGCGTTCCAGCGCCTGCATGGGGGTTTCCTTGCCGGCCCGGTCGGCATCCGTCACCTCATCCTTGAACACCACCTCTACGAACGAGATGGTGTTCGGATGTGCCGGCCACGGGCAGGCCTCGCGGGTGGGATACACCCCGGCGCCGAGCCCGTGCAGGTTGGCGGTGGAATGCAGGTCGCAGATGTCCGGCTTCGGGTGCCCAGGCGAGAGCTTGAACCTGACGCCTGCGGCATCCGGGTGCGACAGCGCGCCCTTGATGTAGGCCTCGCCGTGCGCCCGGTTGATCTCGGTGCGCATCAGGCGCATGGCGTTATCCATCGGGCTTCCTTGCCCGGTCAGCAGTGCGTCGGTGGTGTCTTTGGCGATTCCTGCGGAGCTGGCCGCGCCGATTTTGTCCTGCAGCTCAATCGGTACCGGCTCGCCCCGGGCAAGGAACTCCCGCGCCGCCTGCGCCGCTCCGTGCCCCTGGATGACGGCCATCTCAATGGCGTTGGCCACCGCGTCCCGTGCATGCCTGTCGAGCCGCCAGATGCGGTCTGAGAGCTGCAGGCCGTCGCTGGACACGAAGGTGCGCACGAATTGCAGCGCCTCGTGGTTGATCTGCATCGCGGCGGCGGATGACAGCGCGGCCTCGGCCACCAGCGGCTGTGTGCCGAGTGCTGCCGCGGCGGCCAGGTTGCCGTTGAGCAGGGCGTTGCGCTGCTCGGCCAACGCCCTGAGCCTGGCGTTCACCTGGTCGAGCACGCTCTGCATCTCCTGCAGGGAGACATTGCCATCAGCGCCGCCATGCACCGCAATGTGCTGCGCGATGTCCGCCGCGGCCTGCCGGTAAATCTGCTCCAGCTCGTTCAATGAAGCAGAATCCAGCGCCACCACCTCGCGCTGGGCAGCGAGCGTGGCGCGCCTGATTGCGGCTTGTTCAGGCGTCATTTCAGTCTTCGATTACGCCGATGATGTCGTCTTCGCGCATTTGCAGGAACTCGACACCATCAACCTTGAACGAATTGCCTGAATATTTTCCGAACAATACCTTGTCGCCGACTTTTACTTCCAGTGGGTGCAACAGTCCGTCACATAACCTGCCTTTGCCAGTGGCAACAATCTCTCCTTGGGTGGGCTTTTCTATTGCCACATCAGGGATCACGATGCCGGATGAGGTCTTCTTTTCTTCTTCAATGCGTTTGACAATGATGCGGTCATGCAGGGGGCGAATCTTCATTGTTCATATCTCCTAGTTGGTTGATTTATGTGTTTCCTATGCTCGTCCCTGATTCGCCCTTGCGGCCGTTTCCCGGCGTGACCTTGACCGTCACTCCGCGATTGCGCGACACCGGGCGGGATGGTTGCTGCGGCGGGGTCTCGCCATCCTCGTCTTCCTCAGGATATGGGTCGTAGTTCTTTGCCTCCCACTCGCGGCGGCGTTGCACGTAGGCCGGGTCGTAGCCCAGCTCCTCCCAAACCATCCCCTGCGGCATGCCGAGAGCCTTGAGCTTGAGGCCGCGGTCGGTGGTCTGCGTCGGCGTCTCGGTGCGGCGCTCGGCGAAGGTTACGCGGAAATCCTCGTTGTCCGGGTTGATGTTCTTCAGCAGCAGGTGCAGGCGGAACCCCTGCTCGTAGGCGAACGAGATGGTGTCCTGCAACACGTCAACCTCGTCGTAGTAGTCGCGCTTGAGGTCTTCCAGGATGTCGCGCGCCAGGCCGTCCGTGTAGCCTGCCAGCCCCTTGGGTATCGGCCCGCCGGCGAAGAACGAATCCAGCAGGTGCACGATGTCCGCCATCTGGTCGAGGTTGCTGTCGCCCTGCACCGCCGACACGCCGCCCTTGCGGTTCATGTAGTAGTCCGTGACAACGCCGTTCGCCTGGTCTGCCTCGACCCGTTGGCGATATGCACTAACTGTTTCGTCATTGGCCCCCTCGAGCACATGCGCCATCCTCAACGGGGCGCGCATCCGGCGCCGGATCACCAGGTCTTCCTCGGTCATGTTGAGCTTGCGCCAGGTGGTGCGCGAGGCGTCGAGGAACGGCCGGCCGAGGCTGCCCATGTCGTCGAAGTTGTCCGGGTCGAAGCGGGCATGGTGCAGTTGCCACAAGGGGAAGGCGGCCTGCTCGGCACCGGTCATGATGTCGAACTGGACGTAGGCCTTTTGCAGGTCCTTGAAGCGCCCGCCCTCGTCGATGTTCGGCAGGATAGTCTCGGAGGGCATGCGCACGCCCTGCACGACGTTGAATTCGCGGTCGAGCACCCACTGGTAGGGTAGGTTGCCCTCCATCACCAGCCCGCGGGCATCCGACTTGAGCTTCTCGATGCGGTTGAGCTGCAGACGGCGCTGGAAGGCGTCCCATTCGCGCGCCAGCACTTCGCTGGCCTCGCCCTGCTGCATGACTAGCCCGCCCTTGATGACATCGCGCGCCACGCGGCTGTGGATACGCTTCACCCGGCCGTCCGTCCGGTCCATCTCGCGGATGTCGAGGATGGCCTGCCGCAGGTCAGGATCCACCCACATCAGCCGGTAGGCATACTTGAGCTGATCCTCCATCGTCGGGCGCCGCCCGATCTCGCTGGTCGGCGCGTTCTTCGCGGCGGTCTCGTTCGGCAGCATCTGCGCTGGAGTCACACCGGCGAACCTTGCCGCAGCGCTCCTCGCCCTCGCCTTCAATCCATCAATCAGTCCCATGTTCTTCCCCTTCATTGAGTAAAACCACATCTCCCACGCCGCGCCATCCGTCGATCATCCCCGCCTCGTGCATATCCTTGAAGAACGGCAGCATGTCCTGCATGTGCTGGTAAACCGCAGCGCGCCGGCGCGCAATCACTTCCTGTTCTGCGGCCTTCAGCTCGCGCAGCGGCCTCTTCACCGGCTCCGGGTACGGCGGCTCCGGCTTCACAAAAAAATTCCCGCGCACTGCATTGATTTGCTCCTGAGTCGGCGGCTGCGTGTGGTAGCTCATGCCGCCAGCCTTTCCGGTTGTCCCATGAGTTGCTCGCGGGACTGCACCCGGCTGCTGATCACCGTCGGCACATCCGTCGCGCCGCGCGTCATCAGCGCCCACACCCCGGCGCAGGCCGCATCGAACAAGTCATCGCCGACCTTGGCGTTGACCATCTTGTAGCTGGAGTAGCTGGACTTGGTCGGCAGCGTCTTGATGTTGCCGAGCTGGCGCACGAACAGCACCCAGTCCGGCGGGCCGGACAAGGCCTCGGCGGTCGTACCCGGCAGCCACACCACGTTCGCTGCTTCCTTCGCCTCGGCGATATCGCGGCTGTCGTCGAAATACGGAATCGCCGCCTGCCCGTTGTGGAACGCCGCCCGGAGCGCCGTCGCCATGCTGTGCTTGGTCATGCCCTCGAAGCGGATCGGCGCGAACGGCCACTGCGTCCAGGTGGTGGCGGTGCTGTCGCCGTCGCCGATGGTGCGCCGGTCGATCTCGGTCAGGCCGTAGGCATACAGCTCGTCGTTCAACGCGGTCAGCATGCCAACGCCGTAGGCGTCGCCCATGGCGTAGTCCGGCCGGAAGTAGTCCCAGAAGCCGCGCAGGTCGCGCTGCACCACTTTGTCGTCCGTACCTGCCGCCCAGGTCTTCACGAACGGGAAGGTGACGAAGTTGCCGATCTGCTCGCACACCACCAGCGCCGACTTCGAAGCCTGCGGCGATTCGCCGTGCCCGGAATGGTCGTACCCGAACGAGATCAGCCCGCGCTTCTTGTAGCGCATGCCCGGCATCGGCTCGGCGATCTCCAACTTCGCCTGAAGACCGACCGACATCGCCTTGCGGATGTACTTCTCCCAGATGTGGTTCTGTGCCGACACGTTCTTGCACAGGAACTGCCGGATGAACTCCCCCTCCGGCAACTGCGCCCGCATCTCCAGCATGAAGGCCTCGTTTAGGATGCCCATCTCCATGCCCAGGTACACGTTCACGATCGGCAGCAGGTGGTATTGCTTCGAGTCGATCAGCTGCTGAATCACGTCCGCGCCCTTGAAAACTCCCGTCACGCGGATCTGCGGCTTGAACGAAATATCCTTCGCCGCCCCCATGCGCCGCGCCGAACCCAACATGGGCAGGAAGCGCGACATCAGCCGGTCGGCCGGCATGTCGTCCACCTCCTCGATCGAGGCGTAACTGATCGCGTCGCCGTCGATCTGGCTCATGATGCCGTAGGCCGAGGCCTTGGAGAGGTTGCAGAATTGGTATTTCGTGTCCGAAAGCTGCTCGCGCCCGCCCTTGTATTCGATGTAGGCCTTCAGCATCGGCGAACGGCGGATGGCCTCCAGGTGATAGTTCAGGTTGTTCTGCGACTGCTGCAGCCGCGGCGCCACGATGCCCAGCTCCTGCGCCGGCGTGGTGGCGTTGTGCTTGAGCGCGTGCATCTCCTTCACCGCCGTCTTGCCCGTCCTGCGGCATGAAACGTCGATGGTGTTCGGGTGCTCGTCCATCTCCATGCACTTCAGGATTTGCACCGGGTCCAGCTCCACCCCATGCACATGCTTGTGCCACATGGCGTGATCGTCCTTATAGCGCAGGATTTCCTTCTCGGCACGATTCGAGAGGCGGATGCGGTCGAAGGAGGTGACGCGGCTCACTCTTCATACCTCTCTGAAAACTCAGGAACGTAGGCGGTGAGAGTCCTGCACTCATCCTCGGCGGAATCGTGGCAAACCTTGTGCACTCTGTGCTGATTACCTAGTTGATCTTTCACGATTTCAAAGACAGACGACTTGAGCGCACCTCCGCAGTGCCAACAAAACGACGGTGCGCTCGGCGTCGTCATATTTAATTACTTGCCATCGGGCCGCTTATCCAGCCCCTTCTCGGACAGCACTTCGGCAACATCGTCGATATGCAGGCAATCGCACATGCAGGCGTAATCGCTTGCAGGTTGAATCACCGCAATGTTTCCGTTGCAGTAATCATTCCCTGGTACTGCGCTATGCAGCACCCCAAATGCAACAACCTTCCCTCCTTCCAGTTTCACAATCTTGTCGCCGTTCT